TTTCACGTGAAACATTTTAGAAAATACTGATAAACAATTCTTCCAATTCGGTTATCACCAACATATCAATATTTAGAAATGTATCACGATATTTTTGCAACAACTCGCTTGGTGAAATTCCTTGGTAGCCTTTTTTGTTTGTTGCTAACTGGTTATCATAATTTTGCTTTGCATTGCTACCATATGTGGTACTACTATCAGTATTAAATTTGTTTTTGCTGTTCAAGTCGTTTGTTAACTTTCCTTGCGTGTCGTGCGTTGTTAAAATGCCACCACTCTGCACCGATTCATCAGAACCTGTCCTACCTTTTGAGCCTTTTACTGTCCCACTAGTAGAATCCGTTCCACCCTGTGACACTTTGCTAGCGTTTGTGCTTTTCGTGACGTCTGCGTCACTAGCATAATTTGCTGATTCGGGAAAGTTCGCGGACAACATTCCTTGGGGTGTGTCGCTATGCACTCGCTTGCTTGTGTCCGTTCCCTCAGTTGTTGTTGTCTGTCCGTGCTTTACGTCACTTGTGGTTGTTGTGTTTTCATTTTCACTACTTCCGTATGTCGTTTTGTTCTTTACATCTTCAAACGTCTGCTTGTCTGCTCCTGTCTGTTCGTTTGTCTGCGTTCCTGTGTCTGTGCGTGTGCTATCTCCTGTCTGCTTGTTCGTGTCTGTGCCTGTCTTTTCTAGCAAGTCATTTCCTGTCTTTTTGCTGATTTCGTCATAACTATAGTTTGTCAATGCCGATATTTCCAGTTCTTCCGATTCGTATAACTGATTGTAAAAGGGCATAATTTCAAACATTTTCCGATTCAGTGCAAAAATAAATTGCGTTATTGTTTCGTACCCAATTTCACGATACCGAAAATGATTGACAATTTTTTCATTTAATTCTTGGCGGTGTGATTCTGAAAAAATCGGGTAATGCTTTAACCCTAAATCATACCCCATATCTAACACACGCCGTAACTGGGGGGTTACAAAAGCCATGTAATCACTCTCCTATTTCAGCAAGAAATTCTTTTCCTAACCGTTTACCACCCCAAGGTGGACAGTTCTTTCCGTTGATGTCAAAATGATAACAAACGATTTTCGCATTTTTACAATATCTGCGTATATATTTAATCGTTTTCCGAACGGCTCGTACTTGTGCGTCCGTATATCCGTTTACTGCGTTACACAGCTCAATACTGACAGTGTTTTCATTTGTCAGACGCCTGTAATATCTTCCACCCTTTGCGCTCTGCCTAGCACCGCCAACGGCATAGGCTATCTGATTCATCGGGATAGATTTAATTGTTTCTCCGTTTGATGAAATAAAAAAATGTGCGCCTGTACTACTCTTTTTTGTCAGTGATGGGGGGTTTTGGAAATAATTGCAATTATTTTTTGCCGTGTCACCATTATTCCCTGTGTAATGAATAATAATTGCCTTAACGCTTTTTCGTTTTCTCTTTCCGTGCCACCTCTTTTTATTTGCAAGTATCTTTTTCATCTTCTTCTACTCCTTTCCTCAATTGATATAAGCAGTTTTTTAATTTTTTAGGTATCGGAATGATTTTTCCACATATTTCCAAAATGGAAATACTCTCGTTGATGGAAAAGAAGATAATCGTAAACGCTCGGAAACTTTCCTGTCCTGTCATTCGGTCAATTTGGTAGGACAACCCCACTAACATAATTGACATGCATTTTTTTATCAAACCTTTCCAACAAACGGATGATGATAATTTTTTGAAATAAACGCCCTCAACCAAAATCCCACATATCATGTCCATTGACATAAGTATCAAAAGGATGATAAGTGAATTGTCAACCTTTCCAAAAATTCGGTTAATTAAAATCCCTAAAAAACCCCCAACTACAGATAGTGGGTTACACACCTTGCGAATCCAATCCGAAATTTGTTCCATCTTTCACTTCCTCACTTTCTGCGATATGTAGAATCTCGCTATAATCTCTAACTTTCACAGTTACTTCATCTGTTAGATATGCACTAAATTTTTCGTTTATTTTTCTAGCAAATTCTTGACGTTGCCATAAAAAACTTGCTCCACTGATTCCAACTTTGGAATTGTTTGCTATAATTTCACCACTCAAAAGCCTTTCTTTCTTTTCTTTCGGCGTTGTAACACCTAAAAATTCAAGAAATTCATTCAGCGTTTTCTGTTTTAACTCGTACAATTTATCAAAAATTTGCGGTACTTTCATATCAAAACATTTTACTTGATTTAAGTCCTCAAAATTTCGATACGTGTATAAAAACGGTAAACCTCCCTCAAATTGTTCCATTAAATTCTTGACCGATAACTTTTGGCTTTCGGGTGCTGACACCATAATCGGAAATTTTTGTAAATCGACATTGCACCATATTCCCAATTCCAATTTTTGTAGGCGCGTTGCGAACATATCACACACGTCAAAAGTCGGCATTGTAACAGGGTTATTCAATCCGTACACACATTCATCAGCATCTAAATAGTCGGAAAAAACAACATTATACCCAGTATAGCCTGTAAAATAATTATACATATCCATACTATTAGACGGGTTCGCACGAGTATTGATAAGCGCACCGTCCTTGACATATGCCAAAGCGCGTCCATCCTCAAAAAATGACAACTCTAAAAATCGGTCATTCATGCTATCGGGCAATTGCCATTCAAAGATTGACATTGCTATATTTTTAAGCCATGCAAAATAAAACGAATAAATCACTTGCCAGCGTTGCGCTTGCTCCTTGTTCTTGTCTTTCTTTCTGCTCAAATTTGTTTCACCTCATTTCCCTGCGAATAATCATAAATGGTATTAGGATTGTGCCAAAAAGTAATGCCGTTTACAAGGTCACGCTTCACCTTTGCCAAGTCCTCTTGCGGTATATCTGCATAGACATTGGCTTGGCTGCACCGAACATAATTCCAATTTGGGCGCCCCTTGATGTTTGGTTTTTTCAGTTGATTTACTTGGTAGCCGAAAGCGCTGAAAAACTGGTCAATTGCTTTTATTTGGTCTTTCTTTGCGTTTTTAATATAAAATCTCGGCGCGATATTTCCGTTGACTACTGATATATCGCTTGCTCCACCGATACCGCTAACATTCGGGGCGGTCATTTGGTGCATTTTTTCAAGGTTTTTTTCTGCCATTTCTGCACTTTTGACATTTGTATATAGTGAATCAATACCGCTAACCTGTGATGTTCCATAACTCACAATGTCCGAACCTGTTCCCTCTCCTTGCATGCTCATTCCTAACAAAGACGCTCCGCCTGTTGTGATACTTCCGATAGTGCCACGTGTTTGTGACATGATTCGGTTCATATTTTGATTTCGCAAGTTCATTTCTTGTTGGCGATAGTAAGCGTTTTGATTCGTTGTGTACGGCATTTCGGGATATGTTTGAGAATTAAAGCCAAAATCGGGGTTATCTCCTGTACTTGTTCCGACTTCGTAGTTGACGGGAACAAACTGTATACAGTTGTTTTCTGTAATATGCGCGTAAGTCGTAAAGGTAATATCGTTTATGTCCTTAAAATTTTCAAAACGTAACTCCGAACCGCTGTTTGCGGAGTTGCTACATACAAGGTAATGGTAAGGGTATGTAAAGCACTTATTATTTTTCGGAATATATCCACTAACATTCGTATGTTTCACCGGTATAGCGATGTTATCAAAAGTACTGTATGTCGTAGTTGTCACTCTGCTATCATGGGTTGTTAATTTATCGAATGCCAATTTTGGAACAGAAGCAACAAAAACAATTCCACCGCTCATTTCATCATTGATAACCGATAGTCTTGCTTGTAGTGATAATATACCATTTGTTGTGTTAGGAAAAGCAAGAACATCACATGGAAAATAAATGCCATTTGCTTGCTGTCCGCCACTTTTCTGCGGATTTCCAACGGTTGATTCAATATCATACAACGTGCCAACGACATAGCCCCCAATTTGATAAGGACTTTCGTCAATCCCTATCTTTTGTAAATTCCACTCACTTGGACTAATGCTTTCGGGTATCGTATGCTCTCCGATTTTGTCACTATTTACGTGTTCACGCTCAACAAAACACTGTCCGTATGTAATATCAAAAAGCCATGTCTGCCAAACATCGGTTTGCAAGTGCAATTTTGTGCAATTCGGTGCAACATATTCCACGCGATTGATAAAAGCATAAAACCACTTATCACCAAAGTTGGTATTTTTATACATACAATAATTGACATTAAACAACTTTTCGGCGTTCCACGGTACACGCATTGTATGGTCTTTTCGCTGATAGGTAAAATCACCCTTGGAAAAACTTCCGACTACTTTTGAGGAGAAATAGGCAGACTGTGCCGTTTCACTTGAAAAAGTCAAGGTACTTTCTCCATCGTTCGCAAGCGGAACAGCTAGGAGTTTTATGTCTGTTGTCGGTTCAAAGTCTGCCATAATTTTTTCTCCTTTCGATGTTTCACGTGAAACATTATTCACTAATTGACATTTTAATGGTTGCGTCGACATTTCCCATAGTAAAGGAATACAAACCGCCATTTACTACTTTTGTAGGTGGTGTATCAGAAATTCCTGTGTAACTGATAGTCACCTTTGTAGGGTCAACTGCCATCACTTTATATGTAACTGTTTCGCCGTTATACCCTGTTTTCTGCACTTCCAAGCCGTAGCCCTCTGTCACTGGCTCAACCGTTGTCGTGATAGTATGTTTCACATATGATTCATCCAAAAAGACAACGGCATTTGACAGCATAGACAACGAAAGTGTTTCAAAATGCGTCAAGAAATAAGTGAAGAAAAGCCCCTGTGCGTTCTGCTGTTCTGACACCTCGAACAAATTGTCATAAATCTGCAAAAGAGATTCGTCACACACTACAGCAAGAATAGCAGGATTGTCAAATTCATCAATTTCAACAACAGAGTTTCTAAAGTCTGCCTGTGACATATTAAACGCCTGTGCTAAAACCGTGACATTGATTGACTGTAAAACATCTGCACGCATTATGATAACCTGTCTGTCTTTGTCGCTCCATGTCTTGTACGCTTTTCCCTCTGCGCCCTCCTGTTCGATATAACGGTTGTATTTAGTTGACGGGTAGCACATTTTTGCTGATGTCGTGTTGACAGCAATTACAAATTTCTCAGCATTGTCTTTTGACGTTGTCGGGTTTGCGATTGTCTGCGTGACAAGCATATCTTTTGTTACACCAGCGTCAATCAAATTTTTTGTATAGATGAATTCATCAATCGTATCTCCACTATACATTGCGGACATTACGGAAGAAATAAAATCATCCAATTTTTCCCATGATACAAAAGCGGTCTGCAACTGCTGACGGCTGATAGAAATTGGGTACTGGTCCTCACGATTGATGGTATGATACAAGACTTTCGTGTCGGGTGTTCTCCGATTCAGTGGGGTCAATACCTGTCCGTCTGGCGTTCGGATATAGCCGTCCGAGCTAAAGCCCTGTGATTCTACAGGATTCGTTCCGATTTCCTCTACGATTCCACCGAGTGGCGTACTTCCCTTTTTGAACCTTGCAAGCGGATTGTTGTATCTTTTATTGTGGATAAATTCAAATCCAATCCGTTGCACAAGCGTATTGACGAACATATTCCTCAACGAAGAAATTTCCAAAATTGGAGTTGCATAACTGGAGATGTTTGAGCGTGTCGCAACTGGTACGGCATTTGCAAATTCATCACCTGCAAGGGTTCTAACCGTGTTCGCCATATTCACAGCTCTTTCTGTTTTTGTTTTAGTTGTTGGCATTTTTTTGCTTTCTCCTTTCTTTTTAGATATAATCGGCAACGGACTTTTCAAGAATTTCCTCATCTGATTCTTCCTTTTCGCCATCCGTCACGAATTCGCTTTTTCTTTCTTCTTTTTCTTCCACCTTTGCACCCTGTTTGCGTAAAAGTGCCATGTTTGCATTGCGTAAACTTTCAATGTCCTCTTTCAAGTCTTTGATTTCATCATCACGGTCAACAATTTTTCCGCTCAATTCGTGGATTTTATCGGTGATTTCTGAAACAACTTCCGTGAGAAATCCCTCATCATCTTTTTTTGTGAGAATTTCTCCGACTTTTTTCAAGAGTTCATCTTCTGCGTAGGCTTTTTCTGTTTTGTTTTCTTCTGCCATTTTATATCTCCTTTCTTATTTATATTTGAAATCTGCTATATTATAACAGATGTTCAATTCGTTCAAATAAATTTTTGGCTTTCGGCGAATCAAAAAATAGCTGATTAAATGCAAAAGCCTTTTTTAATTCTGATAAATGATAACACTTTCCACCGCGAACCAAAATATTATTAGGCGTGTGGTCTGCTTTCACTACACTATATGTTATCATATTTTTATTGCCATTGCAAGAGAAAAAAACTTCACCTTTGCAATAGTCAAAGTAAACGCCGCAAATATTTTTTCCAATTTGCAAATTAAAGGTACATTTTGCTGTTGACGGTTTCTTTTTCAAGAAATCATCTGTAATGTGTAAATTTTCATTTTCAACCGCGTATTTTCCATATCGTGTTCCCTTAATGATAGCGCCAAAACGTGTATCGTACTTTGTTTGTATGTACTCTGCACTTGTTTTTATTTCTTGGTATAGTAGGTCATTTTGATGCCATATTCCATTTTTCTTTACTGGCTTTTTTAACTTAAAATAATCAAAATATGGGCTATAACCGTCTGTGTTGTTGCTCGTAAAATAAACATGTACGTCACGCATTCGAGCAACGCTTTCATAAAATTCTAAAAACTGGGTAACTTCATCCCTCAAATATCCATGATACTGGTCACTTTTGTCAATTAAATATTCGTCAAAATTTATGTATTTCACTTTTGGCAATTCCACCCCTTTGCCTTTTGTGAGCGCACCATAATAGCCAATCGGTTCTTTATTTATGTAAAAAGTACCACCGTTTTTTCCTCCGTCTTTTGTAAAAACAAAATCTTCAAACAATCCTTGTTCTTGCAGCGAATCAAAAAACCCTTTGCTACTTTTTGACAAGTCCTCACGGTATCGCCGCAAATAATAAAATTGAGAACCATCCGCAAGAAAACTTTCGACAAACATTTTTTTGAGCGAAAAACTTTTTCCAATTCCACGAGCACCGTGTAGGAAATTGAAAAGTGCATTGTAACTATTTACTTGTGATATATCATAGTACATGGATTCACTCAAAGTTTTCACCTCTCTTTTTTATCGGGTAGGCTCGCCACGTGTCACCGTGCGACAACGCCAACGGCTCGCCACCGTGACAATTTGGCGCTGTCCGTGAGCCTTTTAACCCTTGCTTATACAATATCATATAAATATGTATAAACTATGAACATAATTGTAAACAATCTGTGAACGCTATATCTTTATGGTAAATGGCGTATCTACCAAAACAATTCCACCTTCAACCCTTTTCATTCGCAATTTTCCGCTAAATTCAGAGCCTAAACAAAAGTTTTCAAAATTAACATTCTCATAGCAACTTTCGGGCATACCAGCCACGGTTGGACACAGTTTTCCGTCAATCTGCTCAAGGTAACATTTTGAGCGTAAAAATTTTGCTTTTTCAAAATGGCTTTCGTGCGCCCATGCTCCTAGTTTAGTGTCATGAATTTCCAAACTTGACACGTCCGCACCCTCTTTGCAGTGTATACTATCTGTGTCGCAATATAAGAGGTGGTTAAGCCCGACTTTCTGCGCCGAACGGATAGTATAAGCACGAGCGTAAGCGGTCACAAATGTCGCTACAGGTGTATAAACGGGGTCACGATATGTTATATCGGACAAAATAAAGCCAACTTTTCCGCCTAGGTATACAGGTATTTTGCTTTGCAATTTTGGATTTGTTCCAAATTTTCCATACAAAGAGTTTAGTAACATTTTAGCGATGGAACGCAAACTCTTGTTCCCTGTTCTTGTTGCCTCTTCTTTCATCTCCATCCAATGATTGATATAACTGTCAAACATGCCTATATCAGATTTAAACATGTAACCATCGATATATTCAATATAAGTCACATTGTACTGTTCAAATATCAGTTCAAGGTCAACTTGCGTCAAGACTAATTCCACATCTTCGCCATTACTACTTGTCAGGTATTCCGTTGGCGAAAAAAGAAAATTCTTTTTTATCTGTATGCATGGGACGTGATTTGGTTTTAATTCAAATTGTATCACGACACGTTGTATATACAAGTCATATAATTTGTGTGGTTTATATTTACCCTTGTAAAACTGTGGTACGCCATACGGAAAACGACAACCACTTGACGAGTGCATACGACTAGGAAAAAGGGAATTTACATCATAAACATCACCCTCACCTATCATTTTATTTTTATGTAAGGGATTCGCCCACACAAAACCGCCCTTATAGGACTGCCTACAAAAGTAATCGGTTTCTTCATCAAGTAGCGGAAACCACTCCGAAAAGTTATCTTTTCCGATTCTTTTCTTATAATCATTGATGGCATTTCCGCCGATTGTCATTTTTTTAAGTCCTTGCTCAAACATCTTGACAAGACTTTTTCCAACAATGACAACATCATTTTTTAGATATTCGACTTCTTCTGCCGTCAATTTATGTCCTACTTCTCGGTAGGCTTTGTAATCAATTTCTCCTTTCTTTTCTTTTAAACCAAACGCTTTCGCCATATCGTGTACGCTCATAGGGAGTATCTTCAAAGAATCATAAATTGTTACTTTGTTAGTATATGTATTATCACGATAAAAGCATATTTCCATGCAATAAAATTGACCTTTATCTGATATTGTCGTTGTAAAGGTTTTTGCATCCATTTTTTTATTATCTTCAACCCATATATAGTCGTGCCTAAAAAGCCAGTTCATGATAAAATCGCCGTCAAATTTTTCATTGTGGAAGTACAATTTGTCATTATAATATATTGTAGCGCACATCTTCATAAAATCATCAATATTATTATAGTACCAAAATTCGCCACTTCTTATATCATAACAACCAACTGCCCAAACACGACAATCATCTTCTTGTGTGGTTGTTTCAAAATCGCAAACTATAACCCTTTGGTTACAAGTTGCCTTTTTCTTTTTCATTTTCAATTCTACGGCGCAAATTTTCTAAATAATTTTTTCCAACTTCTTCTTCACCACTTTTGTCGTAAACATACTCGATAACTAATTTATCTTCTTGTTCAATCCATTTTCGGAACATATCAAAAGGTACTGTCTTAATCAATTCTTTTATATCTTTCTCAAAAATCGGTAATTTATTATGTATCGCGCTAAAGTAATTAGTCATGAATAGTTTTTCGACTTCTTCCTCGTACTCCTTTGTCTGCCGTCTTTCCAGTTGCCTAATTCTGATTTCTAATTCCATTGGCGTAAAATCTTCTGCTTTTTTTCTAATTTCAAAAACCTTACTTCTTTTATTTACTCTAGGCACTCCAGTAGGACGCCCCTCATCGTATCTTTCAACCTCTTTTACTTTTTTTATGCGCTTGTTCTCTAAATCCTTAACACTTTCATAACGTGCTTCTTGCAATTTAGTAGGTTTTGCGTCACTTTTTCCAAACCGAGGTATAATGTCCTTTGCCATTAAAGCCTTTGCTTGCGCTTGCACGTCTTTATAACTTCCAACAGTTTCAAGAAATTTTGACACTGTCATTTTCTTTGGTAGGTACTGCTGATATTGTATCGGCGTTTTTCTTTTTGCCTGCCCAATTCGCCGATTAAATGTCTTAACTAAATCACTAATATTTTCAAGTGTTTTTTCGCTTGGTTCGTACATTCTATATCTCCCCTTTCATTTTTTTAGGGCGGATAGCAGCTATTTGCTAACCACCCTAAAGGAAGAGAGTTTATATGTTCAAATTAAACTTATTATCTTTTTTATACAGCTCGCAAAATTGTAGCTTTATAACCACCCTTGGTTTTTACTTTGCAAACCTCAAAAGTAACACCGTCTTTCCATGTCGGAGTGCCGAACAACGCAAAGGCACGTTTGATTGAGTTGTAAACGCCTTTTGAATTAGTGGCATAAGTCTTTCCATCCTTGCAAATCAGTGTTATCATTATTTTTTCTTTTTCAATAGGCTCAAATCCGTCTTTGTTTTCTTCCTCATCCTCTGCCGTGTAGCGTTCCGCATAAACATTTACAACACAAATCTGCTTTCCAACCATATCATCGAGACTGGCGTCAGCATTATTTATAGCATTATATAACTGTACCTTTTCCTCTTTTGTTTCGCACACCATTGAGCAAAAAACATCATTATCACTTTTCATTGTCACGAGTTCGTTTTTCATTTTAATCACCTTTTAACCTTTCTTTACTGTTCATTAATTTCAGAATGCGCCTGTTCAATAAAGTCATTGAGTGGCATTGAGTATTTGCAAGATGTCTTTTTCACTTCCTGTAATACTGGCTGTGTTGCTACTCCTTTAGCAACGAGAATTTTTTTCAGTTTTTCCTCACTGTGGCGAGTTCCGACAACTGTATCATGTCTTAACTCTGAAAGTTTCATATCACCATCTACAAAGATAGCGTCTTTGTACGCCACTTCTGTAATAGCAAGGTTTCTTGTAATAAACTTTTCCATGCTTATCTCTCCTTTCTATGTTTCACGTGAAACATTGTTTTTTTTATTCTTACAAGGACTATTATAAAATATAATTGTGTCCTTGTGAATAACAAAATGTAAATAAATTGTGAATTATGGTTGGTTTTCAAGTAGGAATTGTTCAAATTCTGTCATACTAAATTCCATACAAGCACCACACGGAATATTGTGTAATTTTATTTCAATAAATTGTTTTAACAAAATATCCCTTACGCTGATAATATCCCTTGTGAATACCTCAAAATTTCTGAAAAATTGTAAAAACATTTCTATACTTTGCCATGTTTTATGACTTGCCAAAGTTGCTATCTTTAACCCTGTACGATAATCGTAAATTTCAAATAAACATTCATTTATTGCCGTAATAGCAATATTTCCGATTTTAACCATTTGCTTTTTCTCTGCAAATATTGATAATTCCGTTGCACTTTCTCGTATAGTGTTTAATGTGCAAGTCTCAATATCCTGTGTTGTCATAAAATTACACCGCCTTTCATAAGTGCTAATATAATTAGTGTCACTAAAACAATACATAAGATACAATCTATAACACCAAAATTGTTATCTAGCAAATTGACATATTTTGCAATGTGCAAATCTTTATAATAAATATCGTTTTCATCAATTTCTAAATTACAATTATTCACCCATTCAATGAATTTATCAGCATTTACTTTTTTCTTGCTACCATCGTCAAAATAAACCTTTACCATGTTATAAACTCCTTTCTAATTCGTTCTGTACTTCTGACAGAATTGTATACAATTTTTCCATGTGCGATACTGCACTACTTTTTATTGATTTCAAAATATTTATAACAAAAATTGTATATATTTTGAAATCCAATAATGCTTTAAGCAAGCACTCTTTTTTATCTGCATACAAGCACAGTGTATTATTGACTACGCTAAAATTGCAATTGCTACACCCAACACACATTATGTATGTGTCAAGTATTGTTCTGTTCGGAAAGGCAATGTGTAAATTGCCTTTCCCAATTCTGTAGTTTTCGTTCATTATTATTCTCCTTTCTTAATATAATATTCAATCAAATGATACTTGCTTGAATTCATCTGACGATGAATAATATATCCCTCTCCAAAGCGCCCACTATATTCTTCAACCATTCCATCATCACATGAGCGCAAATAATCTTTTGTTGTTGCCGTATGGTGTCTATAATAATCATCTGAAAACAATACATCATACTTTGTTAACAACATCTCCTTGCCATGCTTCATTATTCTTGTATAACTAGCACGATAATAGGATTCATCACCATCACTATCAATAATTTTATAATATTGACCGTGGACATCAATATCATCTTTGCAAAGTGTTTTTTCTAACTCCTTAACCTCTTTATTGCTAAAAACGGCTTTTATACTGCGAATTTCTTTGATAACCTTATGACTGCATCTTTTTGCATAATATTTTTCTTTTCCATAAACTCTGATTTCAATTTTCATACCTCTTCACCATTCACA